TTGGGGTCGTTGCTGTTCCCGTTGACGGTGTTCACCACGCAGCCCAGGCCGCCGTTGAGCTGGAGGACCGCGCCCACGGGATACCCGCCGATCGCGGCCGCTAAGGTGGAGCTGAAGGGGAACTGCCCACCAGCGTTCACCCAGCTTTGAAAGGTAGTGACGTAGTTCAGTATCCCGTTTAGATCGGCGCCAGCCGGAGCCACACCGCCCGCCAGGGGCGAGGTCATGGTGATGATCGGAAACCCGTCATAGAGGCTGGCATTGGGCGTGAGGGAGGTGCCGGTTCCCAGCACGCCAGAGGTGACCGTTCCAAGCGCGTTGACCAGCCCCTTGTTGGGGCCCGCTCCACTGGCAAAGGCCGCCGCGAGGAGAACTGGGAGGACGAGAGACGAAGACATGATGGGCTCCTAGTAAGAAACGGCGTGGTAGTTGCCGGAGAAGAGGGGGGCGGATCCACCGGGCCCCAGTGGTTGGGCGAACCCGGCCTCTCGGAAGCCGAAAGTCTTGCCCGGGACATAGCCGGTGAGGAGGAAGGCCAGGACTCCGCATGGCCGCGAGAGCGCCTTGCCCTCGGTGAGGATGTAGAAGTCCACCAATGACAGCGGGAATTCGAAGGTGATCTGCATCTGCATGTTGCCGAGGTCGAACGAGTAGCACCGTCCCTGCGAACCGAAGAGGTTGGTCAACTGCTGGTTGATCGCCTGGGCCGAGCACACGGAAATATTGGAAATGGCCTTGACCAGGATGAGTGTCCGGAAGGCGGTATCCGTCAGGCGGTAGTTGTTCCCCGTGAGGGACCCATCCCAGAAGGGGGCGGATCCCCCGGGCCCCAAAGGCGTGATGGCCCCGGCCTCCCGAAAACCGAGATCGGTCGCGCTGAAGGGGATGTTGATGGTCCTGCTGACCCCCACCACGCGCCCAAGCCGGTCCAGCCCATAGCCCACGGCGGTCAGGACGTTCCACACCTGGTTGTAGAAATTATTCAGGTTGGCGTATGGATCGATGTAGGCGTTCATGTTGTTGACGAGCTGCATGAGGATCGGGCTGTTGGAGTACTGTGCGAGCACCGTTTCTTCGAGATTGATCATGCGAGCACCAGCGTCACGGTCCCGAGCGAGGAAATCTGGTTGATGTTCATGGCCTGGCTGTTTCCGGTCGGGGAGCCTGTGCCGATCAAGACGCTGAGGATGACGACCCCAGGCGGCAGAACCTGGGCGATGGTGGTGTAGAAGCGCGACCCATAGACCGTCGCGCCGATTTGAGCCACAGGAGCGCCACCGTCAGCTCCAGTAAAGGCCGTAGCAAGGCCCGTGGTCCCGGTGAGCAACGACAAAGCATTCGAGGGGGGCGCAGAGGCAGCGGCCAGGGTTACCTGGATGTTGATGGGGGCGACCACCGGGACGGTGTAGCTCACGTTATAGGTGGGCTGAGGGGCGGCATAGGAGGTATCAGGCACGACGACCACAGTGGCGGCCCACACAGTAGCAGCCGTGATGCCGGCGCCAGGGGTTCCGCTTAGGACCCACGACGTCCCGCTGCCGGAAAGAATCGTGATCTGCGCACCCGCCGAGGTGACGTAGGGTAGGCCCGCGCTGGTGAGCAGGGTCTGCCCAATGGCAGGGATGCCGCTGGTAACCGAGTTGACGGTCATGGCGGTCCCGACCACGGTCGCGTTGATGATCGCGCTGGGGGCGTAGTTGCAGCCCTCGCTTTTCTTGATCCAGATGGCGTTGGCGATGGCAGTCGCATTCCCGCCATACGCTGCCACATAGACCGAGTTCATGGGCAGGGTGATGCCCCCGACGGTCACAGGGGTAGAGAGAGGGTTCTCGACAACATAGACACTGGTGGGAACCTGCGGAGGCACCAGGGACTGGCCAGAGGCCAGGACAGCCCCACGGATCGACTGGACCATCGCGGAGCTGTTCGCGGCCACAGAGGCTGCGCGCCGGGCCTCGAAGGCCTGGGCATTCTCCACCAGCTGGCCCAGGGCCCCCAGCGTCGTCCCCGTGATGGCATCCCATCCGGGCGTGGTCTGGTAGATCGAGAGAGGACCGGTGAAGGTGGTGGGGCCGGGCACCTGGTTGGAGAAGGTCATGGGGAGGGAGCCGCTGGCAGGGATCGTCCCGCCGGGGCAGGTGTAGAGGTTCCCGACGGCATCGGTCGCCACTGCCACTCCCGAGGGGATCACAGTGCCGGCTATGCCGATGCAGTTCCCGTTGACCGTCGTGCCCTGGGCAGAGATCCGCGTCATGAAATACAGGTTGCCAATGCCATCCTGCATGCGGCCCTGAGCGTAATGCGGATCCGTCTGCGCCACATAGCCTAGGAACTGCGCGAAACAGTTGGAGATGATGGCCGCGGTGCTTGTGGCCATCTGTCCCGCAGGGGTGCTCAGGCTGCTGGTGTTGTTCATGGAGAGATTCAGCCCGCCGCCGAAAGCTGCCTGCATGTCGGTGATGACCCCGGCCAGGATCGCCACCTCGGTGGGGATCACGTAGCCGGTGGGGCCAAGGGTGGGGAATGGGACAGCAGTCATGCAATGCTCCTCAGAAGGCGATGCCCAGGGCTTGGCCGGTGGTATCGATGACTTGGACGACCCCGGTCACCTTGCTCCCTGAAAAGGAGAGGCTGCTAACCCGGGCAGAGACGACGCCAGGAACGGTGAGGGCTGCCTGCACAAGCATGGCCTTGACCAGGGACGGAGCGAAGGTCTGGGCGAAGACCGCGCTCAACCAGGGAATGCCCTGGGTGGTGTCGTAATACATCTCCCCCAAGAAGGTCGAGATGGCCGAGGCCACATCCTGGGCGATGGCGGAGCCCCCGGTGGCCACGGCGATGTTACCGCTGCCGTCCAAGGTCAGATCCCAGGTTGCGGTGGAGAGCTGCAGGGTGTTCATCCGACGGGGCCTCCGGTGGAACCGCCGCCAGTGGTGACGCCGGTATGGGTGTGGGCCTTGAGGTCGACGCTGCCAGCGGAGAAGTTGGTGGCAGCGATCGGGACGGTGGCGGTCAGGGTTCCGCCGGGGCTGGAGATGGACCCTGTGAGCGCCAGGGCGCCCAGGATCGCGGCGTTCTGGTCGAGCTGGGTCGTGCCGGTGACTTCCAGGTTGCCGACCACCTTCGTATTGCCGGTGAGGGTGAAGCCCGAGGAGTTCATGAGCAGCGTGGTCGCGCCGATCACCGCCTGAATCTCGCTGCCGTTGAGCAGCAGGGTGGTGCTGCCGAAGACCAGCTGCACCTGGGTGCCGTTGATCTGGAGGTAGTTCGCCGGGGTGAGCGTGGAGCACCAGCCACCCAGGTAAAGGCCATCGGCCATGTCGAACCGCCGGGCGCTCCCGGGGTTGCCCTGGGCCGCCGTTGCCTGGACGCTGGAGATGTCCCTGTCGGCAAAGACACAGAACCCTATGTCGCCCACAACGGGGTCAATAATGACCGCATTGGCCCCGCCCTGGATGCGCAGGTAGGGCACATTGAAGATCGTTCCATGGGGCACGGCCACGCCGGCGCCATCCACCTGATTGACCAAAGGCAGGATATCCACGGTCCCCACGACACCAGCTGGGCCGGTGGTGTAGATCGCCTGCACCTGGACCAGCGTGGCGACGTTCATCTTGGCCAGGGCTTGCTGGATCACGAAGCTCAGCTGGTTGAACGGCGTGTTGCCGCTGGAGAGGTCTTGTTGGCCATAAACGGGGGCATCTGTCATGTCAGTTCCCCACCCAGCTGGCCGATACCTTGGATTCCCACTTCCCGCCCGGGGTTTCGCTCTCCAGATCGTGGGTCAGGCCGTTCACGCGCCAGGTGCCACAGGCGACCGGAACCACGCTCTTGACGCTGATGAGGCCGCCCTGCTTGATGCCCGGGTTGTAGAGCGTCACCAATTTCAGGCCCTTCTTATCGAAGATGGGGTATTCCTTCATGCCCGTGTCGGCAGAGATCAGGGGGGCCGTGCCCGGGCGGGCCATGCCGCGGGGAGCGATGAACAACACCTCGTCATCGATCCCGAACTCAAGGTTGGCCGCCTGCGCCAGGATGGAGGCCTGCTGCAGGGCTGTGCCCGGGAGGTAGGGGTTCGAGACTCGGGTTTCGACGCCTGAATTCTCGAAGCCATAGCCCATCTGGGAGGCCAGTGTCTCCATGATGGTGGCCACGGCCACGCCGCCCTTATAGCTCTTGGGGACCACTGGGGCCAGCGCGGGATAGAACCCCGCCAAGGCCTCAATGGAGAAATATAGATTTGGTGGCCCCTGGTAGCTGGTGAAGGCTCCGGTGATGTCTCCCTGGAAGGCCAGCGTCAGGCCGTAGGTATCGCCCGCGAGCAGCTGGATCTTCGACTTGTGGACGGCCAGCGGCTTCGAGCTCTTCCCGGGCAGGGTCGTGAGCTGGTTCATGTCCGACTCAAGCATTCCGTATATTTTCAGCTTCAGGCCGTTCTTCGTCGGGTGTCCGCCCTTCTCGATCTGGGCCGACATGCGCAGGCCCGAGAGCTGGACCGTGTTCCCCCCGTTGGCAAAGGTTCCGGTGGTCAACGTGATGTTGGCCTGGAGCACTTTGAGGTTGAAGCTGGAACCTTGGGTCATGGGATCACTTCGTGTAGATCGCGAGAGTGCAGTTCTGCCCGCCGAGCGTCACGTCCAGCTGCTGGGCTGGTACTGCCTGGAGGGCGATCTGGAGCGTGGGCTGCCCGATCTGGGCATAGAGGAGCGAGTAGCGCCCGCCGGGGCCGAACCCGGTATAAACCGGATCCGTGCCGCCCTGGGCATCGTCGAAGGCCAGGTGGCCGATGAATCCCAGGTAGGGGTAGGTATCAAGCAGCACGCAGTTCATGCAGAGCACCCCTTGCCAGAGGGGCTCGCCGTCGATCGAGAGGTCGCAGTAGGTGGCGCTCATGAGTTGGAGTCCGAATCAGCTTGCGCGATGACGCCGGAGAAGGTTCTGGTAGGAGGCTGGTTCGGGGCCGAAGGGTTGCCCTTCCCTCCCCCGGCGGCTGAGGCTGAGGTGGGCTTCTTGGGTTTCGGGATGGTGACGGTGGTGTAGGACGGGGTGACTTCCCGAACCTCAAGCAGGCTCAGCTCAACCGTGAGAGCGTTGATGTTTCCCGCGGTATGGCTGATGTTGTAACCATCCAGGGTGACGTTCATGTAGGTCATGGTCGGGGTGGCGATGTTGTAGAGGTTCGCGGCGGACAGCTCCTCTTCCAAGTCGGCTTCGAAGGCCGCGCACCGGTCTTCACCGCTCACCGCCAAAGAGACCTTGTACTGGATTGGCTCTTTCACCTTGTTGTAAGAGGCAAAAGCCCCCTCCTCGACCGGAAAATTGGAGGTCTTGGCCTTACCGGAGTATTTGATCTCGACGCACGAATCCACGTCGAAGACCTCATTGCCATCCAGGTCGAATACGCCCCAGCCGTTGGCCATTTATAACCCCCCATCGGCATGGTCGATCAAGCCGCTATGGCTCTGCATGGCCCCAGGAAGGTCCTTGGCCAGAGCAGCGGCGTCAGGTGCCTGCGTGGTGACGGTGCCGATGTTGACCGTGGTCGTCTTGGTGGTGGTGGTGTTCGAGGTATTGTGCGAAGTGCTGCCGGGCTTCATGGCCATGGCAGCGTTGGCCGTGGGCGCAGCGGAGGGCTTGAGGTCAGAAGTGGCCAGGGCAGCCATTCGGGCCGCGAGGGCATCGATACGGGCCTCCTGGGCCTTCTTGCGATCGGCCTCCGATACGGGCGGGGCGGTCTTGGGCGAGGATGGCGTGACAGCAGCTGCAACCGTGGCCTTCGGGGCACTGGAGGTCCGCGCCGCCTGGTGCTGAGCAGCCTCAACGTGATGGGCCTCAGCCGGGGGAGCGCCGGGCGCGGCATGGGCAACAGTGACAGCAGCTGCAACCGTGGCCCCGTGGAAGAGGCTCATGGCCTTGGCGACGACCTTGACGATCCCCCCCAGCTTGTCCTCGATCCACTGCAGAGGGGCATGGGCCGCCTCCTTGATGCCGTTCCAAAGGGCCTTTCCTGCGGACAGGACGAGGTTGAACGCGAAGACGTAGGGCGCGATCCAGAGCTTCCCGATGGCGATGATGATGTTCACCCCGGCGGCGAAGACCCTCTTGATGCCGTCCCAGAGGCTATCCGCGAACGCCATGACCTGGTTGAACCCGGCCGAAAAAGCCCCGGTGATCCCGTTGACCGCCGACATGACCGGGCCAGCGATGGCCTGCCAGATGCCTGAGAAGATCCCGAGGAACCCCTTCTTCATCGCCTTCCAGGCCTTCGCCCCTGACTTCTCGATGTCGAAAAACGCCAGGGCCATGAAATACACGATGTCCAAGGCGGTCTCATGGAACCAGTGACCTACCTCATGGATGTGGCTGATCAGAAGGTAGAGCCCCCCAGCAAGGACGGCCACGGCGCCGATGATCAGATTGAGAGGACCGAGAGCCATGATCCAGGCAATGGCAGCCTGAACCCCGGCGGCCAAGGCACTGGCTCCGACAAAGAGGAACCCGGTTCCAACGGCGACAAGCACAGCCTTGACGATGGTCCCATGATCTTTGGCCCAGGCTCCCAGGGCGGCAAGGGCCTTACCCATGGCCAGAAGGGACGGCATGAGCACGGCCATCAATTCCCGGCCCACGGAGGCAAAGCTGTCCTTCATGTCCAGCATTGACCGCTCGAACTTCTCCGACTGCTCTCCTTCCTCCTTGGAGGCGACGCCCAGGGCCTTCTGCTTCTCGATCAGCTCGGCCATGCCCTCCTTGCCTTCCTTGAGCAGGCGCACGGTGCCCTCGTCGAGCCCCAGCTTTTCGCCAAGAGCCATGGCTTTGGCCTCGGACATGCCTGTCATCTTCTCGGCCAGCAGGCCCATCACGCCGATGGCGTCTTTGCCCTTGAGCGACGCCTCGCTGATGCCCATGCCCGCGAAGACCTTCAGAGCCATGGCGCTCCGGGGGCCATGGATGGCGATCATCTCCAGCCGGGAGTTCAGACCCTTCAGAGAGGAGTCGAGGCCTTCCGAGGTGCCGCCCACGCGCTTGACGGCGCCCTCCATGGCCTCCAGCTCCTCCACGTCGACGTTGAGCGTCTTGGCTAGGCGCCCGGCATTGATCTCTGCCTCCATGGTGCCCTTGATGAACTCGACCATTCCGGCGGCGGCGGCCATGATTCCGAAGAATTCCAGAGCGCTTTCGGCGACGCCCTTGAAAAACTCCTTGCCCTGCTCCGCCTGTTCCTTGATGTGTTCTTTGGTTTCCTCGGCTTCCTTCTTCATGTTCTCGGAAATGGCCTTGGCCGCCTTCTTCTCTGCAGCCATCAAGTCATTGGCTGTCGAATTGGCGATGCTGATTTCCGTCTTGGCCTTGGCCTGAGCTGCGGCGGTGATCTCCTTCCCCGCCGAGACAGCAGCAGCGACCTCAGCCTTAGCCTTGGCCTGGGCTTCCGCAACCACTTCCTTTGCCGCCTGTCTGGCCGAATTGATCTCTTCCTTGGACTTCCCGTTAGAGGCGGCGAGCATGGCCTGGGCTGCCTCCTTGGCCGCACTCACTTCACCCTTGGTCTTGCTTGCGGCTGCAGCGATGACATCTTTCGCAGAGGCATCAGCTGCAGCCTTTTCTCCATCCGCTTTCTGCTTCGCGGCTTCCGTGATCTCCTTGGCAGATGCCTTGGCCTTATGCATCAGCTTTTCGTAGGCTTCCTCAGCTTCCTCGGATCCCTTTTTGAACTTGGAATTGTCGAGGCCGAGTTCCACCAGCAAGGAGTCGATCAAGGTCGCCATTACTCGGAACTCCTTTTTGAGGCAATGAGTTGGTTGTGGTTGTCTACGGCAATGATTTCAAGCATGTCGGCCACATCTTCGAGGCTGTAGACCGTCTGTAGTTCGATGAGAGTCGCGTATCTGCGAGAGATAACGACCCCTAGGCGCGGCGGGACATTCTCGTAATTGGCGCTGCCATCGAGGCCGTCGGAGCGTGTGAGGTGGAGGGCTCGACGGCCTGCTGAAAACCCGTGTGGAGCATCAGCAGCGCCTTCCGGATCTTCAGCAGGGTCGGAACCTCCTCAATGTCTCCGGCGGACAGGTTGAGGCCACGAGAGTGTTTGAGGTCAGGGGGCTTGGTCGGGTCTGGGCAGATCCTGACGCAGCCCATCATTTCGTCCAGCAGAGGCTCAAGCTTGTCCCACGACACCCGTCCAACCCCGCCGACCAGCGACGCGATGATGACCTGAACCACGGCAGGATTGGTAAGGGCTTCCATCCCGCCGCCGACGATCTCCTCGGGGATCGACACCCCGCCCTCGATCAAGGCGAGGAAGGCGCGAATCGCCCATTTCTCAGCCTGAAAGGCGGGCATCTGGGTCAGAAGGAAAACCTTGCCGTCGTCGGGGCCCTTGGACTCAATGATGAAGGGTTCTTGCTTGAGCGCCATGCTACACCGCCGTCTTCTGGACGAGCTGCCAGGTGATTTCGTAGGTCAGGGAGCCCAGGGTCTTCTTGGCGTCCGGAGCATCCTTGTAGTCGGTCAGGAAACCCCGGGTGCAGGTGTATTCCTGGCCATTCGCCTGGAAGATGGCCGTCATGCTGGCGGGAATGGCATCCACCGGGGGGGTGTTCTCGGCTGCGGCCCAGTCATCGAAGACCTGCTGGGAGTCCGAGCTGCCCTCGATATGGATTTTCATCACCCGGGGCTGGTACTGGTGAGCGGCGCTGACAATGCCGTCGACACCCATCTTGGTGACGTTGGGCTTGTAGGATGACAGGTCGAAAATATCGTCAGCGGCGAACCCCTGGAGGTACACACCCTGGGGATAGACTCCGGGAATGGTGAGGATCAACACCACGTCCAGGGAAGTGAGAGAGCGAGTCATGGGTTCTCCTGTTTACTGAAGGTCAATGCTGGCGATGTTGAGGGACGTGATTCCGTAGGCGCCGCAATACCAGAGCAGGCAGGGGGGCGAGAGCTTGACGGTGAGGGGCGCGTTGACCTGGAAGAACCAGCCCACGGCGGACAGGGTTCCACCGATCTGCTGGCCCGCCTGAGCGTTGGCCAAGGCAATCTGCGTGCTGGTGAGGTTCACGCCGGTCTGGATGACGCCGGCATTGATGGCAGCGGCCCACAGGTCCTTGAGCGCGGCCTTGATCAGGGCGTAGCCCGTCGGGTCGTTGGGCATGGAGTTGGAGCCCGTGAACATGGTCATTTCCTGGAGCTGGATGTTGGCGTTGAGCCAAATGGCGTCCACGTAAGCGCCGATCTGCCCGAAGGCCCCGCTGATCTGCCCAGGATATAGGATGTTCCACTGGGTGGCTGCGGTCGCATAGGCGCCGTAGAAGTTCCCACCATTGGCCACCACGTTGGCCGCAGCCACGGCATTGGTAACGCTGGGGATGATCACAGCGTTGGATGCCTTGAAGCTGTAATCGATACGCCCGTTGGCCACGCCATAGTTCGTGCTGGCCGTCAGGCTCAGGGAGAAGGCGGACTCCAGGGGCTGCAGGAACAGGGCGGTGCCCTGAACGATGTTCTGGGTCAGCCAGTAGCCAAACCCCGTGTAGACGCTGGTCAGGATGGTGGCGTCCGTGGTGTAGGGCGCGTAATAGAACTGGGTGGGATAGCTGGCCGTCCAGGTGGAGAAGGCCTGCTTGTCCGTGTCCACAGGCTCGAAGGCGGTCGTGAACCCCGCCCAGTTGGAGGTCTGGGCGATCAGGGCGGTCATGGCGGCTGCCGGGGTCATGGCGGCGCTGCCCTGGCTCAAGGTGCCAGCATTGCCGGAGGCCAGGCCCAGCGTCGCAGCGAGGGTGCCAGTGGCATAGGTCATGGTGCTGGTGGCGCCGGTGGTGCCAGAGGTGATCACAAAGGCGTTGTAGAGGCTGGACCAGGTGACCGTGGTCCCAGCCGTGCCGCCGGTGAAGGCGAAGGCGGTCTGGATCAGGGTGGCGGCGTTGCTGAAGCTGGTGGCGGTGGAAAGGTTCAGGGCCGCGATGCTGACCACGGTGCCGTTCACCGTCACGCTGAGGGTGCCGGTGGTGATGGCCTGGATCTGCGCAAGGGTCAGAACCGACGTAGTCCCGACCAGGAAGGCGGCGCAGGCGGTGGTGGCGTAGCGGCTGAAGATCAAAGCACTGGGGGTCTGGGTGCCGATGGTGAAGCCAGCGAAATAAACCTGGGCCATCTGGTATTCCAGGCAGTTCGAGGTCATGGCGCTGGCGGAGGCCTGCGTGAAGCCAGGGCCGCTGATGGTCACAGTGCCGGTGCCCGTCACGCTGCTGTATGTTCCGAGGGCGGTGATGACGGTGCCAGGAGGCACGCCCACAGCCTGGGCGCCCTGGAGCTGCTGGCCCACGGCCAGTGCCCCGCTGATGGTCTGGGTCACGGTCAGGGTGTTCGCGACGCAGGTGCCGGTGAAGCTGCAGGCGTAGCTGCCGAAATAGGCCAGCACTGCGGCCAGGTTCGGGAAGCTCACAGGCTGTCCCACCGGCAGGAAGGGATACTGGCTGAGGATGACCCCATTCAGCGTTTCAGGGGTTCCGCCCCCGGAGGAGACGCTGGGCGTCACGGAAATAAGCTGCTTGACGGGAATGGACACGGGCAGGCCTCCTAAGGCTTCGTGAGAATGGAGTGAATATTGATTGTCGGAGTCATCAAGAATTGCTGCGGTGTGGCGACCGATACCGCGACGTTGAAGTGAGGCCGGAGAATCCAGCGCTCTTCAAACTGGTTCTCGCCGTTGATGAAGGCGTTGTGGGTGGCGTCGTCGCAGTAAAGAGGGCTGATCGCAAACCCATTGGCCTTCCCAAACGTGGCAAAAAAACCAGAGGTGACGTCCGACCGGAACAGGGTCTGGAGGACGAAGGCGAGGTCGGATGCGCCATTGCCGTAGCAATCGAGTTGAAAGGCATAGTCGAAGCTCTGTGTCACGGTTTCAGTGTTCGACGGGTAGCTGCTGACAGGTGTCGCGATCGCCTTCCTGGACAGGTGGGAAACCATTGACCAGACCCCGAGAGGTTCCGGAACACGGTTGTCATGCGCCTGCACAACATGGTTAATGTCCAGCCCAGTCACGGTCATTACCCACGACTGCACGGCCTCCAGGATTTGGAGGTCCGTGGGGACGTTCACGAAGCCTGCCATTAAGACACCTGCTTCTGGATGACGACGGAGCACCATCCTGGAAATTGCTCGAGTACGTGGACCACCAGCCAGATCGTGCCGTCGGCGAGCGTGACCTTATCGCCGCCGAGCTGAGCGGCCCTGTCCACAGAGTTGAGTTGCTGCCCGCTCCAGACCTTGCGAAGGAGGCCGCTGATGTTGAGGTCGTTCATGTGCTTCAGGTCGCCGCTGCGGACTTCCTGAACCTGAGCGGAGATGGTCACGGGCGCAGCATAGGCTGGCGTTCTTGTGCCTCCAGCTGCCGTGGTGAAACCCGTGCTCAGTTGCACAGTGATCAACTGCATGGGGTTCATGGCCCCAATCGCGCCGAGGGCATCGTTCATGAGGCTCATTCTTCCACCCGGAAATCCACGGCGTCGATCATGTTGTGGGAATCGATCAGGGGGGTTTCAAACCCCTTGCGGGCGATCGTGGAGGCCTTCAGTGGTTCTCCAGTGAAATCCTTGATGGACTCCTGGAGTTGCTCTTTGACCTTGAGACCGATCATTTGCAGGACGGCCTTGCCGTTGTAATTCTGCGCCTTGAGGGCGGCAGCGATCAGCCGGCCCCAGGTAGGCGATTGTTTGGCGATCATCCCAGAGAAAAAGGGCCTGGGTTTCATGAACTTGTTACCGTATTCAAGCTGATACGCGACCATAGCGGCGGGCTGGGAACTGCCCTTGGCTGCGTCGGCTTTGGCGCGGGCCTTCACGCTCTTGAAGATCCGGTTCCCGATCGGACGTGGCCCGTTCCAACCTGCGGTCGAACCCTCAAGGAATCCGATCTGAACCTTTGCCCCCGTGCTGATCGCCTCGGCAATTTGACTGAGGGCCTGCGCGAGTTTCTCGCCGCCTGAAACGGAAGCCTGCAAATCGAACATCAGCCCTCCGGAAGGTAGCTGCGCGAGGAGCGGTTGTTGGGGGCCGGGATGTAGAGCATGCCCCGGAACTGGGAGGACGCCCGCCAGTAGGCCGCGCCGTATTTGGTCTGGCCATACCAGGCCGCCGCCTCGGAGGTGGTCCCCATGTCCGCTTTGACGGACACGGAGCCGACCTTCGTATCGGAGACTCGCCCAACCAGGGAGTTCGCCGACTGCACATTCACGCCGAGATTCAAGGCCGTGACGTGGGCGGTGAGCATGTTCAGGAACAGCGTGCGGGTTGGAATGTCCTGCACCTGGCTGTTGTCCGTGTTGTCGAGGTAGAAGGTCGCCTCGAAGAACATCTGGGGCAACAGTTCCCAGGCGTAGAAGTTCGCAACGCTGGCAATGGCCGCCGTTGCCGGAGAGGAAAGGTTGTAGGTCCCATCTCCGCCCGTCCCGGTCCCGAACGAGGCGATGGTCGTGCCCGCCGGGAGACTCGCATTGATGACCGTCTGCCCAATGGCAACCCCGCCCGAGGTCACCGAGGTGACCGTGAGGACAGAACTGCCAGAGGGGACGGTGACATTCGCCACGCACCCCAAGTCCAGCGAACTGAACTCGGAGTAACGGGCGAGGAAGCCTACCGGGTTGAAAGCGACAACGGTCACGGGGTGCCTTTACAGGATGAGGCCAGCGGGTTGGTGCTTCTTGTCGGCATCTTCGACACCGTGTTCCTTCGGGACCACGGCCTCAAACCCACAGCGTTCCTTCTCCTTGTCCTTGGCGATGGCGGTCGCTTCGTTGCGGTTCTTGCCAACGTAGATCGCGCCGCTCAGCAGGGGCTGGAAGGTATGTTCTCCGGGGGTATAGGGATCGGCAAAATCCTTCCGGATCTTGGCGTTCCAGTCATCCCAGAACTTCGAATCCACGACGTTCATGCTGTCGGAGTAAATGATCTCCGGCGCCTGAAAGCGTCGCTTCGGATTCGGCTGAAGGTAGTTGGCAGATCCGCGAAGATTTACCCGCTTGTCCCCGACCTGGAGAACCAGGCCGTTGGGAAGCTTGCACATGACGATGACGGATTCAGCCATTTTAAACTCCGAGGCACTGAGAGATGGCGGCGGGGATCTTGAGGATTCCCCCCCAGGTGCCAGCGCTCTTTTTCTGATAGGTCGAGGAGGTGTCACGCACGATTGCGTGAGCCCGCATTTTTTCGGTGAAGCCGCAGAAGCCGGTCTTCTGGCCTTGAACCATGGGAGCGATGAGCTGCACCAGGTTGCCGGAGTTGGTGCTGTATTCCACGGCGGTCATGATCTCCAGCTTGGGGAAGGCCTTCTTCAGGTATTCCTCAACGCTGGCGGTGCCGTATACGTTCTGCATGGGCGTGAGCATGAAGGGCTCGGTCACGGTGGACATGGCCAGGATCAGCCGGTCCTTGGTGCTGACGTTGCCGCCCAGCTGGGTCTGCAGGAGCGCGAACAAGCGCTGCACGTCGCCCACGATCTGCGTGCCGGTGGCGGTGGACCAGGGCGCGGTGGGGGTGATCGGGGTGCTCAGGGAGGGGTCGTTGAGCCAGCCGTAGTTGCTGAGGCCGGAGACGCCGAAGGCGTAGCTCTTGTTCAGGAACTTGGCGAAGATCAGGGCGACGGCGATGTTCTGCTCGGCGGCCCAGTCGATCTTGGCTTCACCAGCCATCTCCATTTCCTCATCACCCCAGCGGGTGAAGGACTGGAAGGTGTAGCTCTGGCGGGGCTCGTAGTTCACGTTTGCGCCGGCCAGGCCGTTGTTGTTGTAGTCGCCGTAGGAACTGACCTCGCCCGTGGCTTCCACCAGGGGGAACATCGCGGACTTGGTGATCCAGTCGCCCTTCTTGACTTCGCCGAAGATGTTGGCGAACTCGGGGGGCGTGGTGAGCACGCGGGTCAGCTCGGGATCCAGGAAGTTGGTCAGGAACGCGGGGATGCCCGCATTGCCGAAGGTGACCATCTGGGACTGGAGGATGTTGGTGGGGGCCGCATCGAGGGCGATACGGGCATCCATGGCGACCTGGGAATCGAGGTAGTCGACAGCGCCGGGGAAGACGATGCCGAAATCCTTTGCCAGGAGAGGGATGTGGGAATTGATACGCATGTGATGTCGCTCCTTTAGTTGTGGACGCCGATTTTGATGAGGTCGCCGACGTTACCGGGCGATTTCACATACCAGGGGGTCTCGATCCAGCTGGTGGCCGAGGTGGCCTCAGCAGCGATCGTCCCGGGCGTAGTGGAGAGGTTGTAGGTGCCAAGGCCGCCGGTGCCGGTGCCAAGACTGGAGATGTAGGTGCCTGCGGCGACGCCAGCCGCCGAGATCTGCTGGCCGACGGCGAGGGTGCCGGTGGTGACCACGGTCACGGTCATGACCGAGGTGGCGAAGGAAGCCTGCCCGGTGAAGCCGCCCAGGCCACTGGGGGAGACGCTGGTGATCGTCTCGGCGGTGGCGATGGTCATGGTCTGCGACAGGTTGTAGGTGCCCGTGTTGCCCGTGCCGGTCCCGAGAGACTCGATGTAGGTCGGGAAGGGGATGCCCGCGCCCGTGACCTGCTGGCCGACCTGGAGCACGCCAGAGGCCACAGCGGTGACGTTCATCACGTAGCCTGCAACGGTCGCCGTGAAGCTGGCGTTGCTGCCGAGGGCTGCGGTCAAAAATGACCCGGCGGGCGCACCGTAGATGTCGCCGGAGAACAGGTTGGCGAAAACCTTGTTGCCGATGACCGCTTCGCCGTAGACCGAGTTCGCCCAGAAATCGCCACGGTCATAGAGCGTGACGGGCAGGCCCGGGGGGATGATCAGGGAGTGGTCCGCGAGCCAGGAGGTGATCAAGCCCTGCTGCTCATTGCTCACGAAGCCATCGGGCAGCGTGGGAGCGGTGGAGCTGAAGTTGTTGACGGTGGCCAGACCAGTGGCAGCCACGAGGCTCTGCCAGGCGAACTTGCCGACAACGACGCCAAGGGCGCCGGCCGTCAGGTTCCAGGGGCCAGCGTCAATGCTGGTGACCGGGTTCATGGAGGCGCGAGCGCCAGCCACGCCGGGGGCGGGGAAAATTGCGGTGGATTTCTG